ACGGCCGACGCGCATATTTCGCAGCTCGGTACAAGCGCGAACTCGATAAATCGAATACCACAAGCCAGAGGCTGTCTGCCGGCGTGCACGGTGTGCTGTCCCCGATGTTGCCGACAAGGGGACCCCGGACCACCACGATAAGTAAGGGGTGGCTAGCGTCAGCGGCAATTGCACGGCACGGAGTCGACCAGCAGCCTCAACACGTAACCGCCCCGCCGTCTGGTGCTCCAGCGGCGGGTGCGGCTCGGGCTTTCCATTTCGTCGATACACATAGGGCCTCGGGCCGGGAGCGGACTGATCAACCGCAAACCGGTGCTCAAGTCATACGCGACACGGCGTCCGGAAGCGTCCGTGTCCCAGTAGCGGACCCGGCTGCGACGGCAGCGGACACCCGGCCGGCTTCCGGGAGCGAGGCCCGCCATAGCGAGAGCAACGTCACTGCGGGCGTGGGGTGCTCCCCCGCCCGCGGCGGCGAGGTTAGGCGCTGATGGGCGAGCACACGACAATCAGTTGGACGCACCACACTTTTAATCCCTGGTGGGGTTGTACAGAAATCAGTCCTGCGTGCGACAACTGCTACGCGCGCGAATGGGCAAAGCGCTTCGACGTGAAGTGGGGCACCGGTCAGCCCCGCCGCCCAGCGAGCGAGCGCACGTGGGCCGAGCCGCTGCGCTGGAATCGTGCCGCTGAGCGCGCCGGCGAGCGTCGCCGTGTGTTCTGCGCGAGCATGGCCGACGTCTTCGACAACGAAGCACCCGACGACCTTCGCGAACGGCTGTGGGCACTGATCCGCGCGACTCCACACCTCGATTGGCTATTGCTGACGAAACGCATCGGCAATGCGTTGAAGATGCTGCCGGCCGACTGGTGGTTCAACTATCCGAACATCTGGATCGGCGCGACGGTCGCCACGCAGGAGGAAGCGGATCGCGATGTCTGTAAGTTGATCCAGACGCTCGCGCGCGTGTGCTTCTTATCGATCGAGCCGATGCTCGGGCCTATCGATCTATCGCAATGGATGGGCATAGAGCACGGCACCGGCTTCCCGCTCCCGTGGAATGCAGGAATAGATTGGGTCATCGCTGGCGGCGAGAGCGGTCGCCACGCGCGGCCGGCACAGCTCGACTGGGCGCGTTCACTTCGCGATCAGTGTGTCGCTGCGCGCGTCCCTTTTCACTGGAAGCAGTGGGGCGAATGGGTGCCGCCCTCCGCTTTGCCCGACCACCCTTTTAAAGATTTGCCGCCCGAGATCGCGAATCCGCACGCGATGATGCGCGTCGGCAAGGAAGTCGCCGGCCGCTCGCTCGACGGCCGCATCTGGGATGAATTTCCGAGGCTCGCGCAATGAGCAATGGCTCGCCCCATCACCACGATCGCATCGACATCAGCGTGTGGCTCGATCGCGAGGCCGCGGATTGCATCAAGTCGGCCCCTGAGCGCGCACATCGATTGCGCGAGGCCGCCACGCTCATTCGCACTCAGCGCGCCAACCTCGTCGCAGCGCGCTTCCAAGGGCAACGTTTGGCACCGCGCAGAGCCTCGGAGCGCAGGAAATGATCGACGACGCAGTCATCGAATCCTTCCGCATGAAGCGGGAAGAATGCCGCGAACGACGCGCGGCGAATCGCGAGGCATCGCCGCAACTGCTGCGCGAAGCCGGTATCGCGTTCACGGTACATAGCCACGGCGTCCATCTGATCGTCGACAAGCGATACGACTTCTGGCCAGGGACCGGCAAATGGAAGCCGCGCAGCGGCGGTGCCGGCGGACGCGGCGTCCGCAATCTGATCGCGCGTATTCGGGCGCTTGCGAATGAGCGAGGCTCAGCATGAAAGTCGTGCTCACGCGTCCGCAGATCGACGACATGAGTGCCCCACTTTCCCCCACTGCGCGGCCAATCTTGATGAGCGCGCCGATGGTGCGCGCGCTGCTCGCCGGTACGAAGTCTCAAACGCGCCGCGCGTTGAAGTACCAACCAATCGACATCATTCCGATGCCGAAGGCGCCCGATCGCGAGTGGGTCATTCTTGAGCAACGAGAACCGGAGCCCAAAGGCAAGCTCATTCGTTGCCGATTTGGCGTGCCCGGCGATCTGCTGTGGGTGCGCGAGTCATGGCAGCACGCTCCGCAGAAGTATTGCTCGTGCCCGCAGCCATCCGAGGCCTCGCCCTGCGATGACTGGAGCGAGGGGACCGGCTGCCAATCGAATCGCGGCGAAGTGATCTACGCGGCGGATGGAGTGACCGCGCCGCGCTGGCGCCCTTCGATCCATATGCCCCGCCGGGTCTCGCGTCTCACGCTGACGATTACGAGCGTACGCGTCGAACGATTGCAGGACATCAGCGAGGCGGATGCGAAGGCCGAAGGTATCGAGCGTTGCGAAGGCGAAGACGGCTGGAAGCTGTACGGGCCGCTCGGTCGGGCCATCAAATGCCTCGACGCCCGATCCTCCTATCGCTCGCTTTGGGAAGAGATCAACGGCAAGGGGTCATGGGCGGCGAATCCTTGGGTATGGGTCATCGCGTTCCGCCCCGAGCTGCGCAACGTCGATGAAGTGCCGAGGGCTGCGGCATGAACACTCGCCCGCTCTGCGTCGACATCTGCGAGGACGGCCTGCGGTGCGCGCCTGAATGGCCACATTGCGCGAACACGCATCTGTGCACTCAAGAACGGCACTGCTTCTGGCGAGCATTCCATCAGATTCCAAGCAATCAGATGCGCGCGACGGAATCGTCTGCGCAGTGCGCGCTGCCGCTGTGACCAGCATTCACGCGGCCAGACAGCCGCAAGGGGGATGACATGTTGATCCTGACCAGGAGAACAGGCGAGACGGTAATGATCGGAAACGAGATCACCCTGACCGTGCTCGGCGTCAAAGGCAATCAGGTCCGCATCGGCATCAATGCGCCGAAGAGCGTGCCGGTGCATCGTGAGGAGATATACGAGCGCATCAAGCGCGAGCTGCAGGGCGATGTGAATGGCAATGTCGACGAGGCGGCGACGCGCAAGGTGGAGTTCGCGCGGTGACGAAGCTCGCCATTCCAGACGCCGCCCTAGCTCAGCACGTCATTGCCCTCGGCAAAACAGGCTCGGGCAAAAGCTCGAAGCTGCGCTTGATCGTCGAGAAACTGCTCGATCTGCAGGTACCGACGTGCATCGTGGATCCGAAGGGCGATTGGTGGGGTCTCAAATCCTCGGCCGACGGCAAGCACGCCGGGTATCCGGTCGTGATTTTCGGCGGCGAGCACTGCGACGTGCCGCTCAATTCACACGCCGGCGCGCACGTCGCCGAGCTCGTCGCGACTGGCAACCGTCCCTGCATCGTCGATCTCGGCGGCTGGATGATCGGCGAGCGCACGCGCTTCTTCATCGACTTCGCGGCCGCACTCTTTCGACTCACGCGCGGCCCGCGGCATCTGGTGATCGACGAAGTCCACAACTTCGCGCCGCAAGGAAAGGTGCTCGATCCGGACGCGGGCAAGATGCTGCATTGGGCGAATCGGCTAGCGAGCGAGGGGCGCGGCAAGGGACTGACGATCATCGCGGCGAGTCAACGCCCGCAGAAAGTTCATAAAGACTTTCTCACTTCATGCGAGACATTGATCGCAGGCCGAGTGATCCACAAGCTCGACCGGGATGCGATACGGGATTGGATCGACGGGTGCGCTGATCCGACGCTCGGCAAGCAGGTGCTCGGCGAGCTCGCAAACATGAAGCGCAACGAGGCCTGGGTCTGGTCGCCAGAGATCGATTTCGGCCCCGAGCGCATTGCGTTTCCGATGTTCAAGACGTTCGACTCGTTCCAGCCGCAGGCGGCCGATGCCGCGAAGCTCAAAGGCTGGGCCGAAGTCGATCTCGAGGAAGTGAAGACGAAGCTAGCGGCGGTGGTCGCAGAGGCTGAAGCGAACGATCCCGCCGTGCTGCGCAAGCAACTAGCGGAGCTTCAGCGGCAGTTGAAGGCAAAAGGCGCGCCCACGCCCGAGGATCTGAAGGCAGCCGAGCAGCGCGGCTTCGAGCGTTCCAACGCACTCGCCATCGAAGCGCAGAACGCCCTGCTCTCGAAATTGCAGCTCGACTTCGAGTCCGCGCTGGATGGTCTGCGCAAAGCGTTCCTAGCCACGCTTGGCGGCGCCCGCTCGGAGAACCCGGTACGCAGAGTCGAAGGACGCCGCCCGGCGGAAGCCTTTCAGGAGCGCCGAACCGGAACTGCGCCGAGCCTTCCTCGTGCACGGCAGATTGACGGGCGGGCGCCGATCAACGGCGCGAGCGAGGACATCGGCTCAGGCGGAAAACATCGCATCCTCGTCGCGCTGGCTCAGCAGGGCCGGCCAACCGATCAGCGCCGACTCTCGCTGCTGACGGGCCTCTCATCGCGCAGCGGAACGTGGAGTACCTACCTCTCGTCGCTTCGACAGTCTGGCTACATCGAAGGCCGTGAGGCGCTGTCGATCACGCCGGCGGGACTCGCGGCGCTCGGCTCGTTCGAGCCATTACCGACCGGGCCAGAGCTCATCGAATACTGGCGCCGCCGTCTCGGCGAGAGTGGCAAGCGCGCGATCTTCGATGCGGTCATCGACGCTTATCCTAGTCACATCGATCAGGAGGCTGTCGCATCAGCCGCAAGCCTATCGGCGCGAAGTGGCACATGGAGCACCTACCTCAGCGAGCTTCGCGGACTCGGATTGATCGAAGGGCGCGGTGAACTGCGCGCGAGTGAGGACTTGTTCGCATGAGCACCGACGAGTGCCTCAAGCCGCCGAGCGGATTCGCTCACGGACTACGCACGCGAAAGGTGCGTGTCGAGATCGATGTCCCTATCGACCTGATGCCGGATGAGCACGGGCATCCGAGCCTATTCATCATTCAGCAGTGCCTCGGCGTGGCGTGCAAGGCGCTCGTCGAGCACATCGCGGGCGAGCACACCGAGTGGTACATGGAGAACTGCGGTGACTAACAGTCCCACTGACCTTGACCTCGCCACTCGCCTGCACAACTACGGCACGGCCGAATGGATTCGGCGCGATCAACCGGACGAGAAGCTGCGCGTGGCTCAGGCGTGCGTCGATGCGCTCGATGCGATCCAGAAGCGCGACGCCGAGACCGAGCGTCTGCGCGATCTGCTGCGTTCATGGAGCGTCTACAACGTCGGTTCGCGCGAACTGATGGAACAGACGAAGGCCTATCTGGCGTCCATTCCAATGCGCGAGGCTCGTTCCTCAAATGAGCAGGGCAACGAGCGCTGGCTGCGCGAGACGTGGGAGATGATCGAGGCGAACGCCAAGGAAACCGATCAGGGACACCGTATTAGTCTTTCCCCGCTGGGATGCGCCGCGCTGATTGAGGAGCGACGCCATACTCACGAGACGTCGGCAAGGCATCCGGACTGCGCGGCCGGGTGCTTCCTGAAAAACGCCGACCGCATTACGCGCGAGAACGCCGAATTGCTGGCACAGATGGCGCGTGATTCGCAGTCGAAAACAACCGACGAGCCTGCGGTCACCAAGAGGCGAATCACTTGACGCGCGTGCTCGAAACGATCGAGTGGTTCGATCCGCGCGAGCAGCTGCCCGACGCCGACGCGGTCGTGCTCGTGCGCGCTCCAGCGAAGGACGAGCCGGTGTGGCTCGGCTGGTACGACGGCGTGTACTGGTTTTGCGTCGACGGCAGCGAATACGAGGAAGGCACCGTTACGGGATGGGCCGCGATACCGTCGGGCGAGCCGGATTCTGATTCAGCCCCTGCGAGGCGCGCGCCGTGATCGCTTGGCTGCGCTCCTTATTCAGCAGTTCGTCGCCGAAGCCGCGCGAACTGATCAAGGTTTCGTATCTCGATGCGGACAGACTGATTCGCGAGGATCCGCGGTGGCGGATCGCGCCCGAGGAAGATCACAACGCCAACCGCGCGTGGGTCTATCTGGAGCGAGACGCGGAAACCGTGACGGGTGATGCATGACGAAGGGTGAACTGCTGCGCGTGCTCGATCCATTCATGGACGAAACCGAGATCGTCGTATGGGTACAGGGTCAGGGCGAAGCGGAGATTCTGAAGACGTCCTACGTTCCGGCGAAGGATAAAGCCGCATTCGTGCATCTCGTCGCGCGACGCGCTCACCCCACGACTGGTGAATCACATGGCGAATGAAGTCGAGCGGCCGATCTGGAAGGCCGCCGTCGCCGCTACGAAGCGTTACTTCAAAGGCGATTGGCACTCCGTGTACGCGCAGCACTACCGCACGGGCTACATCATGGGCTATCGCGCCGGATTGCGGCTCGGCAAGAAGCGACCCGCTGAACCACAGTCGGCGGAACCGCGATGAGCGGCACTCCTGCGAAATCAAAAGGTCGCCAACAACCCCGCTTGCGGGCGCTACCGTCCATTGGCGTGCCCGATCCGGCGGCCGTGCTACCCTTGCTCAAGGGGCTTCTGCAAAAACGGCAAGAACGTGAACGCGAACAAGAACGCCGCGACCTATCGCAGGTCATCAAAGGATAGGAACGACGTCTCGCCGGCTGCGCAGCAGCGCAAGCTGGAAGACCTCGCGCGCGAACGCGGTCTCATGACCGTCGCGGACTTCGTGGACGTATTGGAGTCGGCATCGGAAGAAGAAGAGGATCGCTCCGATTGGCCAGGATGGGTTGAGCTGACAACGGCATTGCAGAATCCTCGACGCGGTTGGAATCACCTCCTGATCTACGATACGTCACGCGTTGCGCGACGGCGGCACATCGCAGCCGCATTCAAGCATCGCGCGAAAAAGCTCGGCGTCACGATCCACTTTGCGACGATCCCGCAAGACCTTGACCCGATTGCGGAGGTATTCCTCGAGTCGATGTTCCATGCGTACGACGAGGCCCACTCGCTGATGTGCCGGCAAAAAGGCCTCATGGGGATGGCGGAGAACGTGAGGCGGGGTTGGCGGGCGGGCGGCCGGGCGCCGATGGGGTATCGGCTCGAACATCAATCGACTGGCGTCATTCGAGACGGTCGGCCCGTGATGAAGTCGAAGCTCGCGCTCGGCCCCGATGCGGAGCGGATCCGCGCGTATTTGAAGGGCCGCGCAGTAGGCCTACCGCGCGCGAAACTTGCGCGCGACATCGGGCTCAAATGCAATCCATCGAGCCTGATCGGTATTGAATGGAACGCGTTGACCTACGCAGGTCACGCAGTCTGGAATGTTCACGCAGAACCAGGCAAGGGAGCGAAGCGACGCCCGCGTGAGGAATGGATCATCCAGCGCAACACGCACGAGGCATTGATCACGGATGTCGAAGCGGAAGCGATCCTCACCGCGCTGACGAATAGCCGAGTGGGCCAGGCGGTTTCGAAAGCGAAAGCCGCGATGTCCGACTATCTCCTAACCGGCATTCTGTTCACCTCGGACGGTAGACCTTGGACGGGCAAGAGCGGCGTGTACTACAAGTTACGTCGCTCGGAGCAAGGGCCAGGTCGTTTAGTGAAATGCGAGCTCGTCGATCAGGCAGTGCTCGCTCAGGTGACGTCCGACATGCGATCCGACGCCTTCCTTGAAAAGCTCATCTCGATGAGTCGCGAAGCGGGACTCATGACCGATCCCGGGAAACCGATCCGCGAACAACTTGCCAAGCTGGAACGCGAGAAGCATCGAGCGGCAGAGCTCGCTCTGACGGTTGAAGATGGCGGGACGTTCACCAGGATCATTGAGGAGCGATCTCGCCAGATCGAGGCGCTGCGCGCCGAGTTGGCCGCCATCAAAGCAGACTCGACCCTCAGCGAGATGATCCGCGCCCTCACGCCGGCGAAGCTCCGCGAACTGCTGATGGAGCTTGGGGGGCCTCGGGCGGCGCTATCTCACATGGCCGAACGAGTAGTGCTCGAGCCCGATCTGAACACGTTCCAAGTGCACTATCGCGCCGCTTTGGGCCTATCCGTGGTATCGCCTTGGGGACGCCAAGGATTGGCCCCGGTGTTTGTCAAGGCGTTGCGCATCGCCTGAGCGCGGAATCCACGCGTTACCAGACAATGCTGCAACTTCTACAAGGAGCGCTTCAGCTAGGCTCCGACGGCTCGGGCATTTGCGCCCGTCCGGCAGCCTGGCGATAGGTCATTCGCTATCGGCGATGTGATCGCGATCGTCCCCGCCCGCGTCGATGCTTTTCCACTCAGCCTCGCCGCGTGGATTACACGAGCACGGCACACCCGGACCCGCACAGCCGTCGTGCCCGAACGGGCGATCCGAATGCTCCTCGCATAGCCAGCCAGTTCCCTGGCAACGTTGGTGCCCTCGGACGAGCTCAGACACATCGCTGCTTTGCTTGGCCACTCGCCGAGTGTTGCATCGAATCGGCCGCCGCGCCGGGCCGGAGATGATTGCCTTCAGGTCCTCATCAGGTATGCGCGACATACAAGGTCTGACTGCCGTGGCGCGGAAGGTTCCGGTGTTCAAGATCGGCAACGCCTTCTGGATCGCGGCGGTTCCCGCGCGCGGCATGACCGCTCGGCGCGTACAGGGCTGTTGAATTTCCTCACTGGATGGACGTAAGGCGCCGGGATAAGGAACGATGCAACACGCATGGAAACGCACGGCCAAATCATCATCGACACGATTCGGCAGACGCTGGAACACCGACACACGATCGAGACGTGGTGCCCGCGATGCGCGACTTCGCGACCGGATCTGGACCTGCCGCGGCTCGTGCGAGAAGGCCACGGCAACCAACGCGCCCGCGATCTGTTCATCCACTGCGAGCAGTGCCAGACGCGGTTGCTTTACACGCTGCGGCCGCCGAGCCGGCATGCGAAGTCCTAAGAGGCTCGCGCTCGCGATGCGACTCGGAGCAGAATCTGCTGATGACGAATCTCGAACTCGCTCGGCGCTACATTCAGGACCACAACGCAAATGAGCGGTGGTCGCCATTTGATGGCCCGGAGTGGCGGGCCATCGAGATGTTCGCCAACTGGCTGGACTCGCGCAATTCGGACGAACCGTCAGTCGAACTGCCCGCAACTCTGACACCTGAGCAGGCTGAAAAGATCGCTGATCCAAGAAGCCCGATAGGCTGGGCGCGCGACCACTATAAGTGAACCGGACGGGTAACTGATGTGCTCAGTGAAGAAGCTGGTGAAGTGCGGCGACCCAGGTACGAGGTTCGCGGGCTACGCGTTGACCAAACCACAAGACGGACCGCACGCCGTATGGGTCGAGTTTCAGTGCACCCGCGCCGACGCGCATCCTGTCAACGGTAGCGAGCACTGGTACGAGCATGACGGAGTGCGGGTGACATGGTCGATCCCGGCTGACGCTGTATGGATGGCGGAAAGCAACGCAGAGAGAACCGAGCCGAACCGGAACGATGACGAAGAACGCTGCGGCGTGAACCAGCTCGCCGACATCCATCTCTCGAAGTGAACGGCGCTCGCTGGGCGGGAATGCCGCTCCCACTTCCGTCGGCGTTCCGGCCTGGCGGGCGCCGTTCGGATATCAGGTCGTGAGGAACATCGAGTAGCGCCGGCAGAACTTCAGGAAGGTCGTCTTCAGCGCCTTCGCCATCGCCGGCACTTCGGTTAAGTCGAGTCCGCGGCCGCCGGTCTCGAGCGCAGACATCGTCTGCTGATCCCAGCCCATTGCCTTGGCCACCTGCTCCTGAGTCAGCCCAGCTTCCTTTCGGCAGGCGATAACCGTCAACTTCAGGGCGACATGAGCCTTGCTTCGTAAGACCGCGGGCACGTTCCGACGCTTCCAAACGGGGAGCGTCAATGCTCGCGAATGCCGTGTGAGACACGATTAACGTGTGGCTCACAAGAGTTTCTTGTATCTTAGTTCGCAACCCTGACACCCGCACCTTTCGGCGTACGAAGCACCGAGGGGCGGCCACGACTTATATGAACAACGGGAGAGGCGAAGATGCTGAGGCTGTTCCAACGAGACGGGACGATCGTTGAGGTGCGCGAGCCGATAGTGCTCGCACCGGAGAAATTGAGAGAAGACGCTTCACGCGAACCGCGCAGCGCCACACGCTCGAATGGAAAGAGGCGCGCCGGGATCGGATGCAGTAAGGCCTGGATCAGGCGGGCAAAGAAGGCGGTCGCGAAGGTGATGGTCGGCGGGATCGCGCTGGCCACGCTGCTCAGCGCGCGCCCCGCGGCGGCCGACAGCCTGCAGAGCGTTCCGGAGACGTTCAACGAACGTTATTTCATCGCGATTTTCTGTGATGCGACGATCGGTCTTCAGGCATCGGATGCGGCACGCGCAGCTGCGGCCCGTTTCATCGCGCGCTACAAGCCCAATCTCGATTGCGAGAAGGAATACGTGCCCTCGCTCGTGAGCACGTACGGCGATCGGCGCGACGGCGCAAAGAAGAAATGAAGTGGTGGAATGTCGCCACGATGCTCATCGTCGTGGCGCTACTGGGAATAGTGTGGCTGGCGATGCGCCCGGTGGACTGGGCGCGTCGATGGTGCTCGCATGATGGAACTGAGCAACTTCACGCTTCTTGCATTCCTCGGCGGACGGCGCAAGCAATGCCGAACACCAGCGAAGGCAATGGCCACGCGCTCGATGGTGATCCTCGGAATCATTCTGATTCGGCGCGGGTCGGCATTCAGGGCAGCGGTCGCTGGCGAGATTAATGCGGAGGAATATTTGCGGCTGGAGGGTCTGTGGGGCCACTAAGGGAGGTGTGCGATGGCAAGGGCCGAACAGATGGGAGGCATGGCGGGCGCACCGCTGGGCGTGATGCTCGCGATGGTGGTGGCGTCGGTGACTTTGTGGGGAGCTGCACAGCCCGCGAATCGGACGCGACCCGCAGCGGCGCGACCTGCAGCTCAGAAGGAACTCGTCGCTTTTGGTTGCCAATGCGACGACGGCACCACATGCATCGTTGTGCCGCATGCCGAGCGCGTGCCGTGGCCGCCGGTCGGCGCCAGAGCCGCGAGCACGATAGAGGACGACGATGGTCATCCGATCGGGCTCGTATGCTGGCACGCCGATCATCTGGTCATTTGGAAGATACCGGCGCAACAAACGTGAATGTATCGGGCCGCTCGCCTTCCTCACCCCTATCGCGCTTACCTGGCACGGAACGCGATGAGTCGGGCGGGCGGCCCGTCCTTCTAGGCTCCTTTCGCCTTGGCGATCGCCGCGACGAGCTCTTCGCGCGCCCTGTCGTCATCGGATTGGATCGCCGCCCATTCTTCCGGAAGCAGATCGCGACTCTCGCTTTGCGCACGAGCGACTAGGCTTGAGATCGCGGTAGCGCGGTTGAGCAGTGCCAACGTCAGATCGATCGCAGCGAGTACGCCTTGTGTAGTGCTCGTCATGTTTGCTTGCTCCTTAGATAGGCCTGGAGATTGGTCAGAATCGCCGTCGCGAGTAGGAGCTTCGAGTCGGCGCCTTTCGGATCGGAATCTAGCAACGACTTCGACGCATCCAGTAGCGTTCGCGCCTGGTCAGTGAGCTTCAGAGCCTGCTCAGCGTCCGAGGCGCTCAACGTGCCGGCCGTCAGCTCCTGAGTCGCGGTCTGGCGGATGGCGGTCATCACGCCGTAGCCGTACGCGAGTCGATCGGACAGGCTTTTCGCCGGAGCGATGCCGAGCGAAGAGCATGCGGTCACAAGGACACAGAGAGCGAATGCGAGGACGTAGCGAGGTTTCACTTGGGTGTCTCCGGTGCAGGGGCGGGAATCGGTGGTGTGTCGGCGGGCGTCTCGCGCTGCCGCTGATAGAAGAAGCCGGCCTGTTGCGTGACGATCGTTCCGAGCACGCCGAGCATCGTGTAGGCGAGCTTCTCGGAGGTGCCGTCGAGGTGCGCCCATCCGAGCACGATCACGAACAGCAGGCCGATGAAGCCCGCGAGTGCGAGCGTGAAATGCAGAATCTGTGCGAGGGCGAGATGCCCCGCGAGCTTCGTACTCATGGTTCTTCTTTCTCCGCAGGAATTCGGAATCGCACTTCGAACCAGACGCCTTCGCAGGGCGGCTTCTCGGGATCGGTGATCGGGCCGTGGCAGATGGGATGCGCACAGAAGAGCGCGCCGTCCGCTGTCTCATCCATGTGGCGACAGGCGGCGCAGTCGTTCACGAGCGGCTACGCGGTCGGATCGTATTTCGCTTTCAGTCGCGCGAGCTCGGCGCGCTCTCGCCGCTCGAGTTCTGCGGCGGCATCCGCCCGCGCCTGCTCTTCTTTGGCTGCACGTTCCTGGTGCCACGCTTCTTGTAGCGACGGGCCCATCGGTTCGCCGTCGGGCTCCCAGGTGAATTCCTTCAGATCGAAGTGCGCGCCGCAGCGGCAACAGAATGTCCCACTGTAGAAGCGAGGATTGCGCGCGTAGGTCTCAGCGATCGACAGAGCCATCGTCGTGACGGCTCCGCATCGCTTGCCGGCGCGCTCGACTTCTTCCTTCGTGAAGAATCGACCAAGCGACTTGCTCCCCGGTGGAAACTCGACGTATTTGATAAACGGCGGCTCGTCTGCTGCCCACCCGTATCGCTTCAAATCCTCCGGCGTAAGGTCGCGTGTGCCGGCGGGCAACGGCGATGCTCCAACGTGGAGATAGCTGCGCCGAACCGGCTTCACGAATCCCTTCGCGCGCTCCTCCGGAGTCAGCACGACGTAACCTTCCTGTTGGCCATCCGCGCGGATCTTCGTGTGGCTGCGGTCGTCCGGCACCGGGCGGCCGTCGGTGAGTTGCACGCTGCTCATGACTTCTTTTTCAGTTCGAAGTGGAAGACGCCGTCGCGGACGGCGAACATCACGATGTCGTGGCCGGTCGCATCGACTTCTGCCACGGGGATATCGACGGCGCCGTTTACGGCCAACCGCTTGAGCAACACGATCATCAGCTGATCGCGGAAGTTCTCGAGCACATCGTGATGAGGCACGCCCGGATCAATAGCGCGCGCCATGTCTCTGCCTTGGCCCATGATTCAACCCTCCGCGAATCTCATGATGCGAACTGCCCGCTGCGCAGCTGCTCAGCAACCTTCTCTGCGCGCACCGGCGTCTGCTTATGCCAGGCGGAATCAAGCGCCTCATCGTGCGCGGTCTGCCAATCGCCCGCCCGAATAGCGGCGAGCATCTTGCGAAACCCGGAGAGCTTGTCGAAGCCCATCTGATAGGCCATCTCCACGACCGCGTTCTGACGCGCGTCGTTGAGCGAGGGCCAAAAATCGAACGCCTGCGCGCACTGTTCCTCGACCTCGAGCAGGCCTTTTCTCATCAGCCAGGTCGCTCCGTCCTCGCTGATCGAGACGGCGATCAGGCCTTCATCGAGCAGATGACGCCACTCCATCGCGCTCAGCGGATTCGTTTCGAGACAGCGCCCTTTGCCGAAGGTCCAGAGGTTCCGCGTATCTTTGTAGGGATGCGGTTCGAAGCCCTCATGTCCTGATGTTGAGGCGGCAAGGCGTGCATCGTCGGTCATGAGCCTCGCTCCCGCCGCCAGCTGCCGCTGGCATCCTTCAATGGGTCATCGCCCATGCGATCGCGGATCACGGCGACCTGCGTTCGGATCGTTGCCAGCGCATCCCCGACCAAAGTTCGGTGCAACTGCGTCTGCTCGCTCTGTCGCTCCATCATGTCCTTCAGGGCGTCGAGCTTCTCGCTGTGCTCACCGGAGCGTCGCTCGATATCGCCACGCACATCATCGATCGACCTTTCGACGCGCTTATTTCTCTCCATGCAAATGCGCTCGTGCTCATCGCGTGTGAGCATTGAGCCGAGCTTGCGCTCGATCCTTCGAACCCATGCGTAAATTGCACCCAGGATTGGCACTGCGATACCTCCGCCGAGTGCGATCCAGTCGCCTGTATTCACCTCGTTGACCCCATCGCGCCTTATGTAGTTGTGCAGAGGAAAGCTCCTACGGGATGCAGGTATGCTCCCGCACCTGAATGGAGGCACCATGAAAAGGACGACGATCCTTATCGCCGCGCTCGCGGCATCGAACGTTGTGCTCGCGGGCGTTCTGATATGGCAGCAGCTCGCGCCCAAGCCGGAGATCTACGTCGACCACCTGGAGGACCTACGCCTCTCCGTTGAGACGGACGGTTTGCTACGCGCGCAGTTGGGCGACTCTCGAAACCACACTGCTGTGCATCTCGCGTTCACGCCTCACGGCGCGCTGCAGTTTCATCACGAGATGGGCCGCATGTTCGTGCTGATCGAGCAGGAAGCAGCGAAGAGAGCTAGAGATCGGCGCGGAGTGCCGCGATCTCCTGATCGATCGCTTTGAGGCGCGGGTCGGAGTCGGCGAGCAGCTCGCGCACACGACGCGCCTGAGCGGCTTCCAGTTCTTGGATTCGCGCCAACGCTACGAGCCGCTTGCGTTGCTTCTCTGCCGCTGCCGCAGAGAGCTGCCACCGCCGTGTCTTGTCGTTCCACTCGTGATCGCCGGTGGGCTGTGGTGGTTGCCAATCCACCACCTGTTTTGTGTCCGTATCTACTCGGCGCGATAAATGGTCATGTTCGCCCTCTATCGCTCCATGTCCTTCTGGGATATTGCGGTCGATGGCAGACGCATCAGTGGCCGAGAACGCCCGGCCTGCGAACTGCCCGTTATCTAGGCGATACAGTGACCACGTTCTGATCATTTCTTGATCGCCTCCACCTGGAGGCTGGCTTCCGAGATGGTGAGATGCGTCCCAACCGTATCCGCAGAGTTGGCGAAGAGCTGAAAGGTGGGCGTATCACCCACCGCCACCGCGTATTCTTTCTGAGCTGAGCATCGCAACTTGCCCTGAGTGGCCGTCACATTCGCGTTGCCCGTGCCACTGCTGTATGTGGGCGAGTAGATGAACGCAGCGCCGCCGAAGGATCCTGAGTTCACATTCAAATCGAATATCGCGGTTACGATCGCGGTGTATGCGAACTTCGCGGTGGGCATGTTGATGGTGATGACCGCAGTCGGCGAGAACCCCACGTCCTGTGTGGTTAAAGTAGAGAGCGTCACATCCGTTGCGGCATGGTCGCCAATCTGCGCCGTGTCGGCCACCGCCAAATTTGTGGTGGGGCCAAAGCGTAGCGAGTTGACGCCGCAGCCGGGCTGATAGAAGGACGAGTCCATGAAGAGCGTAAGACCAGCCACCGCAACCGTACGGATGAGCACGCCATCCACGTAATAGCGCACGTTGCTCCCGTCATAGGTAATCGCAAAAACCGTACTCGTCGTGTAGTTGCCACTGGTGATAGCAGATCCGCTTTCTCGAATGTCGTACACCCCGCCTGCCGCCGCATAAAAGGCGTAATCCAGACTGGTGTAATTGCTGTCAGCAGTGGGGTCGGTGTTGAGGCCGACCATCAGATAGCCTGTGTCCTGATTTGATTTAAAGGACACATGGCAAGTTGGATAGCCAACGATCGAATAGACGTCGCTGTCCCAATTCGCACTGCCCCCTTCTTTGATGACGTTGGCGTCGCTGACCTTGCAGTTTCCGCGCGCAATGAAGGGCGAGGGCGTGGCGCTCGTCAACTGACCGAACGATACGTCGAGCGCCGTCGACGGCGTATCGCGGAATGACGAATCCATAAAAAATGTCTTGCCCGGATCGAACCGTTCCAACATCAGTGCGCCGTCACGGTAGAAACGCACCCACTGCCCGTCGTACTTGATGCTGAATACGGTCGCCGACGTGTACTGCGACCCGCCGAAGTCGACCAAACTGCTGCCATCTTTATAGATCAGCAGCCGACCAGGACCCGTCTGCGGTCCCGCGATATACCAAGCGTAGTCGAGCGACGTGTAGTTCTGATCGGTGGTCGGATCGGAATTCAATCCGAGCATGAACACGCTCTGATTGGTGTCCGCCGCCCGGAAAGAGAGCTGGCATCCGCCCGGAAAAGACTCGGCGCTGTAGCAGTCCGAATCCCACGTTCCAGCCGAGCCGTTGGGCTTCTGAATACTGTTGCCCACGACGATGCAATTGCCACGCGCGATCAACCTCGACGTCGCCTGACTGTTGAGCGCGCCGAAGTACAGGTCGGTGAGTGTGCTGCCCGGCGTGTTGAAGCTGGAATCGAAGAAGAACACCTTGCCGGGTGCGGCCACTTCGCGCTTTAGAACGCCATCGAGGTAGTAGCGAACAACGTTGCCGTCATAGGTGATGCTGAAGACGGTGCTCGATGTGTAGTTGCCAAACGAGGCGCCGCCATTCGCCGCGGTGCCGCTCTCATAGATGATCGCATGACCAGTGGCGTTCTCCGCGTACCAGCAGAAGTCGAGTGACGTGTAGTTTTGGTCAGTCAGTGGGTCGGAATTGAGTCCCGCAAGGAAACGGCCATCCGTGGCGCATCTGAATTTGACGACACAGCCGCCCGAGTACGCCTCGATCGAGTAGCAGTCCGAGTCATACGCCGCGGAGCCGCCCCCTTTGAAAATCTTGTCGCCGACGATGACGCAATTCCCGCGCGCGACGAATGTCGCGTTTCCCGGCAGGTTCTGGCCACCGTTCGCAAGTGCGAGCACCTTCGAGTAAGAGGAGATGGTGCTGATGTCCTCCTGTGCGCCCCCATAGATGTTGTGGCTCGGGAACTTGAAGTACAGCGTTTGCCCAATGCGGCCGGGGTCAATGCGAATGCGGAACAGCGCGTCATCGAAGCGCGCCCAGCTCGTTCCGCTCGCGTGAGACGCGATGGTCGAGCCGTATTTGCCGCGTCGGATGCGCGTGCCGAGGTTGTACTGACCAGTGCCAACGAGGGTCACCGCGCTATACGCGATGAACTCGCCATCGACGTACATCAGCGTGCTCAGATTGTCGGCATCAGTGGCAGATGCAGAAACGAGTTGCAGGTTCGTGTTCGTGAGCTGAAGTTGCAGCGTGTTCGTCGTGTCAGGGTCCGTGCCGGATGCGAACGTCGATCGCAGAGTCCCGTAGCGAGCCGATCCGGCGATCCGGCCGACGCGGAAGAAGTTGACGTTGTCAGTCGACCAGTAGACATCGCAGCCGCCCCAATTGGCATTGAGGCCGGTCACCGCGATCGCGAGCTCGTAACCGCCGTTCGCGTCGACCAGCAGCGGCGGCACGGCGAAGATCAATGGAGTCTGGATGCTGCCCGGAGAGACGAAATAGTTCGCGGCATACCCCTGCGCGGCCTGCCAGTCGTAGAGAGGCGCCGACGCGGTGCCGACGAGCACTTCTTCGGCGACGATGGTGAAGAAATCTTCTTCGTCGTCATCAGTCTCGATGATGCGGACGAGCTTGTTCGAGATGCCGAGGCCCGAGTCGGTGATCGAGACAAGATCCATCGCTTCCAAGAGCGAATAGTCGGCGCGCACGCGAAAGGTGTACTCATTACGCACGTACAACTGCCGCTGCAGGATGAGCTGAGCGATCTGGCGCGCGACGTCCTTGGACGTGATCGCATGCAGATTGATGGTCTGCATGGGCCTCTCGCCATTGAACCGGATGTCGTTTTCGTCCTTGGCCTCGGCGATATCCGTGTTGTACTGATTCGACCTATTGAGGAACTCGATCCGAATGATGTTGTAGGTCTCGCTCGGCGCTCGCCGATCGACCTGGACAGGCTCTTCACCTTCCTGCGGGCAGTAATCGTCATCGGTGAACGCGAACAACGGCGTCAGGTCCGGCGTGTACGTCCTGCCGTTGCCGGTCACGGATGCATCCGCGTAGGGAACCATGCGCAGACCGATTCCCGGCGACCACACGGGCGCCGAATTGGTCATCTGCGCAAGCTCTTTGATGAAGTCGACCGCGGCGCGCTGCTGTGTCTCCGCCGGGCTGAAAAAGAAGCCCATAGCGATGCAATAGCTCTCATAGGTCGTGACGCCGACGCCCTGCAGGCCGCTATCGAGGAAGCTGAAACCCGCACCGTGATTCGCATCGGTGCAGTAGTCGATGAGGATATTGCTGGCTTCGGCGTCGTAGTTGTAGGCGCTGCCGGCGTTGAGTCCGTAAACCTCGAAGGTGAGATTCGGCAGACCCGCGGAGCCGCCGAGTTGGAAGTTGCCGGCGGCAACGTAGGCGGTGTGATCGTACGGGATGGCCTGCGACGGGAAATTCGTCGTCAGGTAGCTCCAAACCGCTTGCCCGCCGGCGCCGGTGAAGAGCGTAAAGCCGAGATCAGAGAGCGTCCGCTGTTCTTTGTCGGACCAGATCGTTCCGATGCCGACCGCGTTGATCTGACCTTCGCAGAGGATGCCGATCAGCGCGGCGCTGTAGGTGAACGTCGTGTTTCCGCCGCCGCCGCCTCCGCCTTTGCCGCCGCCCTGCTTCTGCGTGTGAGGCGTCGCTGTGAAACTGCCATACCAGCCGAGCGTCATCGGAATGCGCGTGCGCCCATACACGAGCGGCACGCAATTCCCGTAGGCGCTCTGATTCACCTGAATCGCATTCAGACGCTGGTCGGTCGTCGACTGCGTTTTTCCGCCGAACATGCCGCTCACGGAAACACGCTCCAGTAGCTATCGAGCCGTGGGCGGCCCTTCTGATCGAGGAACACCGCGGAGCGCATCTCGCACAGCTCGACATTCCCGTGCGGGCGATACGCGTGGATCACGAGCTCGTCGGAGACGACGATCGCGCCGTGTGAAGCCGTGCGGCCCATGCGATAGAGCGCGATGTCACCGAGGCCCGGTTTCTCAACGCGGCGGCAGTACTTTTCGAGGCCCGCCATATAGCGTTCCTCGTCCTGATGTAAAAACCACTCCGGTTCGTACGGGCGCGGATCAAAGTCGGGGACGAGCCCGACAGTCTGATAGGTCCGTACCAAAATCATTGCGCAGTCCACGCCGACACCCTTGATGTCGCCGAGATGGACGTATGGCGTGCGCAGCCAGGAGTAAGCCTCCGCGACCACTGCTGCGCGGAGCTCGTCGACCGTTCGTTCCGTCATGGCGTGTAGGTGCTCGGTCCGACCACGCCTGAGAATGCGGAGCCCGCTCCTGCCCCGCCTTGAGAGCCCTGCGTCGGCGCGGGGTCGCTCACGGCGCCGCCGTCGTACAGCGTTTCGGGCACGGGCACGTACGGCATGCCACGGAAGTGCGACAGATTGTTGAATGCGGGCCCGTTCGCTACGTTCGTGTTGCTGCACGCGGCCTGCGTTTTCTTGCAGCTTGGGATGATCGTGAAGGTGTCGCCGGCAACTAGCGGCGATAGCAACGGCTGGATGAGCGTCACTTGGCCGCTCCCGTTCAAGTACGCCTTCAGCACGCGCTTCACGCCGGAGTTGGCGCCGCTCGTGAAGGTGATCGTCCCGAGATCCCAGTACCCGTTGGCTTGCGTGAGGTTCGTGTTGAACTGGGTGACCGTGGGCGAGCCGCTGATGGTTCCGCTGACCTGGAATGCAGATGACAGCAGCGTGCAGCCCGCATCGAAGACGGTGTGAATACAGCCGGTCTGAATCAGGTTTCTCGGCATCGCGATGTTGAGGATTTCGGGGTCGGAGTTGACCGTGATGTCGGCGTAAAGACGGCCGGCGCGCCCACGGTTCATTCGCCCCTGAAACCACGGCACCAGGCCGGGTGATGTATCCGCCCAAGATGAAAGGAATATCTTCGACATCGTGGTACGACATCCGTCGAAGACGCCCCGGTCCACTGCGACCAAGAAGCTCGCACCGCCGAACGTTGGCGGCCCACCCGGCGCATCGGCTTGCGGGACGATTGTTAGATCGAGGCTCTGCACTTCGAGCCCGACCTTCTGCGTCACCTGGCCTCTCATGATGATGAGGCCGGTCTGATAGGTGTGCCCCGCGACGGTCAGCGCATCCTCCGCGCTCGTGAAGTACATCGTCGTGCCGCCGACGAGATCGAACTGATAGAGCTCCGCCTTGAAATATTGGCCCGTGGCGAGAATCGCCTTCGTAGCCGCCGATGCCGTTTTCATTTACAGCTTGATCGTTCGCAGAACGACGGTCTGCGTTTTCCACAGTTGCGACATGAATTGCATCAGAGGCATCTCGTCATCGTCGAAGCGACACCGGTAATAGAACGATCCGGTCCACGTGAGCGCATGCCCGGAAGTCGGAGCGGTGATGAAGTGCACGAGCCCAGTCGGGCCGAGCGTGTAGTCCGTCGTCAGCGTCTTCGTGACGCCGTTGTCCTTGATGACTGGCGAGCCATTCAGGTTCTGAATGATCTCCGAGATACCAGGTCCGCCTGCATTCTGATACGTCGCGACGAGCTGAAAGTCGTGCGTCGATCCGTCGCCTGTCCCGAAGGGCTCGTTCGTCACCGAGTTGAAGTGCGGATCCGTGTAGAGAAACGTGTCGTACTTTCCCTGCACGGCGTTGAATAGGCCCC